GATTTTCTTCAGTAACTAATATACCAAGTTCCTCTTCTTCACCAGTTTCTTGATTTATATAATATGCTTTACCGTTTCTTACATATCCACTTTCTTGGTTTTGTAAATCATAAACAACATTTATAGCATTTACTGAATCAACTTCTAATAATGACCAATCACTTCCATCTTGAATTTTGAAAATATCTCCAACATTTACATTGTATTTGTTCCAATAATTCAATTTCAATAATTGTTCATTCTGAGCCGTATAGATAGGTGTTGCAAATTCTAATTCAGGTCTAGCATATAAAGTTTTATAATACCAATATTTTGAAACATTATATTTCTCATAATCAAGCATTGTTAAATGATTTGTTTGTTGACAATCCCATAATGTCCATATACCACCATGATTTTCATCATTTAATACTAAGAATTGATGTCCAACATTTGCTGTAATTTTTGAAGCTGCTACTGCTTCATTATAACTATTGAAAGAATAACCTTCTTCAACTGTTGGATATTCAGTATGACTTGAAATCATATTATCAAAATCTGTTTTTCCGACATCAGTGTTTGTTAAAATGTCTCTTGTGTCAAATATTTCATTAACAACATCAACAAAGTTTCTTATAGCTTCATAACGATTCTTAAACATTGATTGTCTTGGTCTTATTTGAATACCGTATTTGCTTCTTTCTGGTAATAATGGGTCTGGAACAATTCTGTTTGCAGAATCATATCCAATCAATGATGCTTTCATTTTATTCCATAAAGAATCTGGAATATCATCTTCATCACCCTCTTCAACGATTGCCCATTCATGATGTTCATCAAGCTCTTCCGCATTCTTGAAATTAATTTGAATTACAAAATCTGAACCTGTTGTTACTGAATCAAAATTTCCAAGAATGAAAGACGAATATTTATATTCACCAGTTCCAATATAAATTGGAGCCATCCAAACAATTCCTTCATCTTGAGGAGAATTAATTATTTGAGAAATTCCTAAAGCAGACATTTTTCTAAAGTTTACAGAAGGAATTTCAGCAGGATTCTTTTCCCAATAATAATAGAATGTTTCCATTGTTGATGTCTTATAATTATAAGAAGTCTTTTCAACATAAGGTCTATCAGATGGTTTTTCATTTGATTTAGTCCATTCCATTATTGCTATTTCTGACCCTGGTAATTGTTTTCCCCAATATTGTCTTCTATAATGAATATCTCCTTGATGGTAATCTAAATATCTTACTTTTGATAAATCCCACCATAAATATCCTAATTTTTCATCGCCCCATTTGTAATAATTTTCATAATCATCAACTGGGTCTATTGCTGTAATATAATTTACTTCATTTAGTGCTCCACTAGGAATAATGCCTTGCATTGGGTCATATAATTGTATTTGAGATAAAGTTTCATCGGTATCATCATTTACGATAAAACATTTTGACATCGTTGACATTACAGGTAATCTATTTTGAATTCTGTAAATATCAAATGTTTCATCACCATTATATTTGAAAATTATCCAAGCATCAGAATCAGTAATATATTGACCTTGACTTAATAATCCTAATGAATCTGTAATTGAATACAAACCTTCTTCAGAAAGTTTATCTAATGCTTGTGATAGATTGTCTTTAGTAACATATACTAAATCACCTTCATCTAAATAGTTTGTGTTAAAATTCAATAACTCATCAATGTTTTTAACTCTCATAGAAACAAATGGTATTTCTTCATCGACAAATAATTCATCATTAACTCTTTTCAAAATATCCCAATCATCATTCTCATCACGAATTATCCAAGTTGTTTCACCGATATTAATGTTTTCTTGATTGTAATTAAATGTTTCTTCATTCTCCATAATATAATCAACATCATTAGGTTGAGCAAAACCTCCTGTTGGTAATGTTAAATTAGTATCATTGAACAAGAATGTATTTTGGTCTTTTGTTGAGAATTTTTTCAACCATTGTTCATCATCATTCCAATAAATGTCAATGATTGCATTTGAATCTTCTGTTGTTTCTGTTCTATTTGATGTTGTGAAAGAAATTATTTGAGGGTTTTGAGTAACTTTAGAAGCATCAATTTTAAATTCTAAAACGTTGTTATCTGATGTATAACCAAATTTACCTAATTTAAATCCCCAAATTTCATAAAGGTCAATTTTATCTTCTTCGTTAGTCATAATAAATCTTGAGCGATTTAATTTACCAAAAGATTGTTTAGTACCTTTTTCTCTTATCAACCCTTTATAAAAATCAAACATATTTCTATCGTCTAATAACATTCTTTCCATGTTTGATAATAATTGATAACCAATTGTTTTCTTTGCTTGTTCTCCAAATACACCAAATGAACGAATATCATCTGTATCATAGAAGTATTTAAAATCATCCACTAACTTATCATAGTTAGGTCTTGCTCCAGTTTCTTCAACTATATAACCAGGAGCAAATAATGTTCCATCCCAATATTTAACACCAACACCCATAACTTTTAATCTTTGTTGTCTTACACAAAGTTTAGGGTCATAAATTGTGTCTCCATATATGGTTTCATTATCAAATAAAATCATATGCTCATATTCAATGAAATTCAATTTCATCATTGTTATAACATATGTTTTAGAATTAATTTCGGAATATCCTGAATGTCTATATACATCTAAATCTTCATTATAAATTGGGTCTCCACGAGTATCTGTAATAGACCAATAACCATTATTATATTGACCAACTGTATCTAAAAATCCATTATGTTTAATAGTCATTCCTTGGAATCCAGGATTTAACATTATAAGCATACCATTATCAGGACTTAATGAAGCCCATCTTACAAATTCTTCTGCTTTACTATTGAAATCTAATACAGTAGAACCATCTTCCAAGAATTTATCAAATACCCAACCTCTTGATTCCAAATATTTACCATAACCACAAATTATATTAAATAATTCTTGAACTGATGTATAAACAGATTTATATTTAATCTGCTTAACTTCAGATTTCCAATCATTATAATATGTAACACTTCTTCCATTAATTGTTACTCCGGTTCTTTTTCCAGAAGTATATGGTACGAATACATTAAAGTAAGGATTACCAACATCATATCCATCAATCATATAACCCTTTTGTGTCTTAGAAATAACGATTGCTGAATATGTTTCTTGTTTAGGTGTTTGAGATTTATACAAGTACATGAAATAATTTTGAGAAGGTAATACACCATAATTATCAGAAATAATTTTTAGACTACCTTCTTTATAATATCTACCACAACGATAAGATAATTGTGTATCAGCATTTCTTATCAATTCACCAGAATAATCAGTAATGTTAATATTTTCATTTGTTAAAAAGTCTGCTATCCATTGTTGAATACCAATTTTTTGAACATAAACATCATCAATCAATTCATTATGAATGATAACTTCATTAGGAGTTGGTCTATCTAATGTATCTTTAATAATTGTTTGTTCATAAGGTGTACCATCAAATAATACTAATCTATCCAAAGTATTCCAGTTAGATTCAACCCAATCAACAGGTCTCATTAAATACATAATTGTTTGAATAGCGTATCTATATTCAGGTGTACAAGACCAAACTGTTTCAATATTACCCATATCTCCTGCTTCCCATGTCATTGAAGCAAAATATGATGTTGGAGCTTCAGAACAAATTCCAATTTGTATTGGATTTAAAAGATTACCATTATCATCAACAGGCATATATTTTGTTGTTAAACCAGGTCTAGCAAATTCTTTATGAATACCTTGCCAATTACCTTCAGCAATATAACCTTTTTCAATATCTTTCCACATAGCCATATTTGATGATTTATATGGAGCAAATCCATATCTCTTTTTCCACCAAGATGGTTCATTACCAAAACCCAACATTTCCCAAGGTGTTAAGTTAGGTTGATATGTATCATAATAATAAAGATAAATTGCTCTAAATGAACCATGTAAAGAATTACCTTCTTCATCTACACAATTAGAATAATTATATGTAAATGGGTCATTATAATCAAATCCTGTATGTTCAGAATAATCTAAATTATTAGAATTACACCAAGTTTCTAAGAATGAAGCGATGAAATTTCTCCACTCATCATAAGTATAAACAGTGTCTCTAAACTTTCCTGGAATCATTTTATAGTTATTCCATACAGGTAAACCACCTCTCCAAGTTTCATCAATTGATTCATAAATTTTTGTTTCTAACTCTAATAAAGCATTATCACGATAATCATTATATAAATCTTCATAAGAGCCATCATGACATAATAAAAACATTGGAGAAGAACCATTTATTGTAATATTATCAAGAGATATTATTTGTGGTTTATATGATTTATCTAATCCTAAATAAGCAGGAGTTGCTGGTATATAAACATTTCCAAAATAATTAGCTACACCATTATTATAAAATGGTTGTAATCCTTCTTTACCTATATTAATTTTATCCAAAGCTGTCTTGACAATACTTGTATAATATGATTGTTCAGAATCTGTTCCTTTTTCAGCAGGAGTCATTGCTTCCCATTCTTTAAACTCATTATTGTTAGACATTGTTTCAATAACTGTTCTAAACTTCTTCTTAAATTTGGAATATTCCAAATTAATGAATTCTAAAGCATTACGAACTTCAGAGTATGTTCTTGAGTTTAATAACATTGTTTTAACAATAGGTGAAGAATGTTGTAATATTTCTGTTCCTAATGATAAATCTTGAGCAGTATCAATATAATTATTAATGCCTGTTGATTCTCCATTAAATCCAACTTGATTTTCAATGATAGATTTCATATGGTCAAAACATTCATTATAATTGATTTGTGTAACGTTTCCATTTAAAGCATTTGCTGTTAATGATAAAGGTAAATCATAAAAATAACCATCTGCTATAATATCAGATAATCTATCAACTAATAACTTAATGTACAATGTATCATTATTCTTTAATTCAACATTTTCAGTAATGTATAATTTAGCTTTATCGGCATATGGCATAATGAAGTAATCTGTTCCTTCATTTAATAATGAACCGTTCCAATAAACAAATGAAGTATTTTGTGTAGAAGATTGTGATGGATAATATGCTAAATCAAATACTGTACAATTAATATAATCTGTTCCTTCAACATTACCATATTCTCTTACACTAGGAACAGTTAATTCTGTTACAATATATTGAGATGTTGAACCTTTAGATATATGCCAACAATTTAAATAATGAGGTTCTCCATCCTTTATCATTTTATAGAATTTGTAACCTTTAATATCTTGTTTTACCTCATTATAAACATATGAATAATTTTCAATGTCAAGAATATTATTGAAGATATAATTACCATATCCATTAGTCAAGACTATTTTATCTAAATCTTCATCTATGGTTAAATCACTAGTATCTTCTATACCAGCATCATCTGCTGTATAATAATCAAATAAACGATTTCCCTTAAATGTTGATTGTGGGTACATTACAGGGTCGTTTAATACTACTTCTGTATCATCATACAAATTAAATAACGGACTTTGATTGATGGATGTTTTTCGTTGTCCATTTATCCATTCATAACCATCAAAATAAAAATATTGACCAGCATAATCTCCACCTAATATATCTCCTTGTGAATCTTTACCAGATTTAACAGTTATACCTTCTCCTTCAACTGATTCTCCTGTAGAACTCAAACCATTAATAATTGGTTGCATAATTACAGTATTCATTGCTTCAATACCAGAAATTTGATAAATTTGATTATCACCTTTGATTAAAACAATCATACCATCCTTAAATTTCGTTCCTTGAATAGGTCTTGGTGGATAACCTTGAAAATCAGACTTCTTTCCATCAACAATTAAATCAACATAACCTCTATTAAATGTTCCATAATTGTATAATTCAATATCTCTATTAAAGCAAATGATAGGCTTTTTAGCTTGAATGTACTCTCTTCCGTCAGATGTTGACATTTCACCAATAGTATTAATATGAAACCATCTATTTCTTAAAGACCAAGAGTTACCATCTTTACATCCTCTTTCCATGATAAAATAATCTGGATTTTCATTATCAATTTTTAATTGAACATCATCTTGAACTAATTGAATAGACTGTCCAACACCTTCGATGATATATATTTTATCATTATATTCTGGGTTTACATCGTTTCTAAATATTACTCTTAACCCATTTATAAATTCTTTTGTTTCACCATCTGATTCATATGTATATTGAGATTTTCCTAAAATATCTATTGAAGCATTAGTTTGACCAATCATTTCAAATGGTACTGGACCTTCTTCAATCCAATAGTAAAATGAATAATTCAAAAACATATCAACATTAATAGGTGGACACCAAGACCAATATTCATTTGATAATAAACGATTTTGGTCATTTGTATCACAACCTTGTTTTTTTAAGGTATTAATAAAATTAGTATAATCAACTGCTGTAACAAGTTGTCCAGTTACAGGGTCTTTTGAAACAATAGCCGGAGTTAATTGATATGCTTGTCTTTCCAAAGATGCTTCGGGAATATAAAAATCACCTTCTTCAACAGCAACAGTTTTTTTACCAATATATCCATTAATATATTCTTCAGAAGAGTTTTGGAAAAAGTTATTTACAACATAATCCATAAACTTAGCAATTAATGTTCTATTTGAAAACTCTTTAGGGAATATACTTTTAAGGTCTCTTTTTATAACTAATTTAACAGCCATAGCTTTATTATCCTTTATAATTCATAATAATATTTATGAGAGAACACTAGCCATTTTTTATCGCTTATGAATTATTATAAATACTATTAGAGCGAACTTAATAAATAAGTTTATAATGTAATGGAGTTTACAATGGATTATATTAACAGTTTAAGCAAATTCGGTGTAAAGTTAGAAGACAGAAACCAAAGAACAAAGTTTATGAAATTAAAAACTCGTTATAGAGTTTTATTTGAAGGCTTTGCTGCTCCTATTGGTGGTGAAAACGTTACCATGGATTGTAAAGAATTTGATGTTCCTAAAGGTTCATTTGAAGATAAACAAATTGATACTGTAAATGGTACTATCTATTATCCTGGACTTTGGACTTGGGCTCAACAAAACTTTACAGTTTATGATTCTTATGATAATATGTCATATAAAGAATTATATCGTCAAATTCAAAGACAAAGAGACTTATCAGAACAAACAACAGGTACTGTTTCTCAAAACTATAAGTATGTAACTAAATTTGAAAATACTGACGGTCATCAAAATACTATTTGTACTTGGGTATGTGAAGGATGTTTCTTATTACAAGCACAACCTGAAGGTGGTGTAAATGGTAATCATGATGCTCAAACAATATCTTGCGTACAACGTTTTGATAATGCTAACTTATATGATTATGATGGAACACTTATCACAGGTGATGGAGCTATTTCAACATTAATGAGTAAAGTTATGGCTTATTAATAATATCACAAATCAAAAAAGAGCGGTTTTCCGCTCTTTTTTTATTTTTCATTTCCTATAATTACAACCTCATTTATTTTAGGATTATTATTTAACGTAATATAAGCACGTTGTCTTACCTTACAATCTTCAGAAGTAAAGATAATGTATGAAGAATTGTTTTTATATGGTTCTAAATCATCCTCATTATCTATATCAATATACTCTTTTGTTTCTGTATTATAAATTCTCCAATATTCAGGAGCAGAATACTGTTCTGTTGTTGTATATGTAATTCCTGTTGCTCTATTAACAATAGTCCATTCCATAATAATTTTATATTCTGATGGTCTTAAATCTTCAGAAGTATTAGCTATTATTTCAGCTTCTCCTGCTTTATATTCTTTATTAGTGAAGTAATTAGAAATAATCCATCTATTATTTGATGCCTTTTGAAAATTTTTGAAATATAATCTTTCACCATCAATAAAAATATATCCCAAAGATTCTGGATTGACATTTTCCCAATATAATGTTTGAGAATCAGTATCATATCCAAATGTTTGATTATAAAGTTTATCTGGTAATCCCAATGCTAATTTATTATTATAATAGTCAGCATCATCTGTTAAATTTTCAAATACTAGTTGGGCATCTGTTAATTGAACCAATTCAACATTATTATTTCTTTCTATAGCATGAACTAAGTGATTAGCTTTTGAATTATTAATTGATTCAACAATATCAGTAACCGTTGCTGGTCTAGGATTATTTTTAAGATAATCAGAATTATAAGCATATGTTCCCCAAATAACAGGGAATTTGTTTATTAGAAGTCCATTAGAACCATTCATTAATATTGTTGGATTGGTCTCATCATAAATTACTTCTTTTGTAAGAATATTCAAATTAATAATCTCTTGAACAGCATAACTATTAGAATCATTTTTAACTCTTATTGGCTGACCTTCAGGAGCAATAATTTGTAATTTACCATCAACATTACTTATTTTTATATTTGTTGAAGTAGGAATCACAGATTTTATTAATGAAACTAAACCATCGACATTCGTATTTTCTCTTATTGTAATTCTATATGTTGAATTACCAACAGTTATAATAATTCGTTGGTTTCCATAAATTAATCCACATTCTTTTTCTGTTTCCAACACAATAGAAGATGGTTTACAAACATTTTCGCTATCTATTTCAAATGATGTTCCACTAAATGTTATATCTGATAATAAGTTAATTAAAGGAATTTTAGCAACATATATTTTATCATCTCCTTTATAATCTTCTGGGACTAAAAATATATTTCCTGTATCTTCTTTAATCAATGTTGATATATAAGCACTCTTTGGAGAATAATCTACTTTAGAATCCTCATTATAAGCATAAATTATTTCTCCGGCTTTTAATGTATTATTTAATAATGAACCCATACAAGCTCTTCTTATAGCCTTTAATATACCTTTTTTACCATTTTGTTCATATTCATGATATTCAATAATTTCATTATTGATAAGTATCTTTGCAGGAATAATTTCCAATGTTGTTGGATTAACTCGTGGCTTTAACAATTTTCCCATGTCCTCAACTTCAATAATTCTATCACCAAAATTAAAATCTGAAGCCAATTTAGTTGTCATTGTTTGTGTGATAGGCATTTTTGATTGGTCATTTTTCCAATTAATTTCGTATAACGAATTATATTTTTTGCCATTACTTGTATATACCATAAGACCATTAGAAGGATTTGCTACCACTAATTCAGAAGGTCTACCTGCTTCATAATTTGGTCTTAAAAAAGCATCTCCATCTAAAGTAACAATACTATTACTATTTCCATAAGCATCTTCCCAAGTATATATTTTATCGTAAATTTGAGCATAATCAATGATACTTATAACAACTTTGTAATTCTCTTTTAATTCATCAAGAATATGAATTTGATTACCAATTCTTTCAAAACTTAATGTTGGTAATCTTGTTCCATTAGGATATTCAATGTGAACTATTACAGATTTAGATGCTAAACTTCCTTCTGGCATATCGAATATAGTTGTATCCAATGGAACCAATTTTCTTATATCTTCTTCTCCCTCTTTACTATTAGAAAAAGGATAGGCAACAAAGATAAAAGCTGTTTCAACACCTAAATCATTAACATTAGTTACAACTATCTTTTCAAATTCTTTCATCTTATTAAACAATGTCAATAAGTTATTTTCAATATTAAACACTGTTAATTCTGTTTCTTCTCCCTTATAATAAGATTTAACTGTAACATTTCCTGCTAATATTTGTTCATCTGAATCTAATAACAATGCTTTAGAACCAGGTTTTACAAATGTTTTCTTGTATGAGAAGTCATAATCTTCATTAAAATCAACCAAGCAATATGTAGCTGTAATTGTTGGAGAATCATAAGGATTTTCTTCATAAAGGAAAGCATCATAACCATACTTACTCATTTGAAAACCAGAACCATCAATACTAATTCCTTTAAAATGAGTATTTAATACATCTTCAATATAATTCTTTATTTCTTCATCATTCTCATAAATTGATTTAAAATCCTCGTGCTTTAATAACCATAAACGATTTGCCATATGAGTATCAATAAATTCATCTTTCATATCGTCTGTAGCTGAATAATTACCTATTTCGACACCATTAAAATCATAAGCCTTTTCATTATTAAGATAACCAATAATATTTCCATTATTTAATACCAAATGATAGTAATTGTCAACTAATCCTATTTCATTATTGTTAAAATCAACAACAGACTTATCATCTTTTACTAAGCCAAGTAATTCATCATTATTAAAAACATGATAATTATCAATATAACCAAATATGCTACCATCTTTAGAAGCCATTTGATGAATATTTCCAACATATCCTATTGTTTGAATTCCTTGTTCATCATCTTCTTTTGTTATAATACCAAAATTATCAACATCAGGACTTATAGCATCAAAACGAATATTAATTTCAACATCATTTGTATCAGTTACATCAACATTTACAAATTCTTGTTTTGATGAATATTTTTCAATAAATTGCTCAAATTGAACATGATATGGTTTAACTTGATGAATATATTCAATAATATCATCTGTTACAGAATTTTGCTTATACTTTTTATTAGTAACATTAGAATTCAATCCTGTAAAATCAACCAAACTTGTTTTCAAAATCCAATCAACATTATGTTGTTCAGACAAAATGTAGTGAACTAAACCAAAAAATATCTTATTTTTATCAATAGCTGACATCTAACTTCCTATCAATCAATATAAAAATATTTATTCTTTCCAATCTCTAATAAATACTTGTATAAAGAACATGGAGAAAACAATGGCTTATTCTGGATTTTTATCTGATGAGGATTATGCTAGAAAATCATTAGATGAAACAATTAATGGTAAATGGGTATTTAAAGACCAAGTTGAATTTGAAAAACTTATAAAAGGCACAACATATGCTTCTTATTATGCCGACTTAGCAGAATATTATGAATGTGAAAGTAATGAATTAATTCCTCTTGGAACATTAGTTTCTTTTGGTGGTAACAAAGAAATTACAAAAACTTCTCCTAACTCTCGTTCTTATTTTGGTATTGTTTCAACTTCTCCTGCTTTTGTTCTTAATGAAAAAGAATCTGACCATCATTTACCTGTTGCTTTAACTGGTCGTGTTCCTGCTCGTACTAGAGGTATTATTCATAAATTTGATAGATTAACAACATCTAAAGTGCCTGGTGTATTAAAAAAGAAAACATTGTTAGATTCATTATTGTTAAAACCAACTGTTGGTGTTGCTCTTGAAGAAAAATCATCAAATACTGAAAAATTAATTGAAATTTTCATGCGAGCTGGTGTATAATAATCCTATAAACAATAATTATAGGAGTTTTTATGTCAAGATTAGTCATTTACCCATCTTTTATGTGCCCTTTTTCTTGTAATTTTTGTATGACAAAAAACAGAAATTCTTTGAATGAGTTATTAGACCTAGATTATTTAAGAAACTTTATGGAAGAACACAAAAATAATATTTCAGAAATAATTATTTCTGGAGGTGAACCACTCGCTCTTGATGTTTCTTATTTTATTCAACTATTAAATACTATTACTATAGGAATAAACAAACCTGTTGTTATAAAGTCTTATCCTTTTACTAAACCATTTAATGTAACTAGTTTTAATAATGTATCTTGGGATTTTTCTTATGACTTTACTGTTAGACCAAGAGCTTTGGAAGCATGGGATAATTTATATCAATTTGAACAACCATTTAAAGTTACTGTAACACTTTCACCAATGATTTTTAAATTATATCCTAATGCAATCCTTCATAAATTAAATCTTTTACCAAATATTAATGCTGTTGAATTTGTACCATATTATAAAAATGAATGTTCAGAATATGATATTACAAAGAATGATTCATTGTTTAAGTTCAATCAACTGATTTTGTCAACAAAATTAAATCTTAAATATCGTTTAATCAATAAAGAAAAATTAATTAATCATATGGTAGGTGAATATGATATATGCGATATTTGTATATTACCAGATGGAAAAGTGGTATATAAACAAATAGAAGATGATAAGTTAGTTTTTAAACCAGTTGAATCAAAAAATCCGTTTGAGCGTCCTATATTTTTAAATAACAGTTCATCGGATTTATATGACGGAAGAATCATAGAATGGGCTAAAGAAAATGGTATTGTTTAAACAAGTTACAGCACCTTTAACAATCAATGATATGGACGATGATTTAGAATCAAAGTCCATATACTTATTTGATTATGATAAATCAAAATTAAAAGGAATTGACCTATTAAATTATATTGAGCATTTAGGTCTAATAGCTGATATTAAATTTGAAAAAACACCAAAAGAAGAAAAATTTCAACTATTGAAAGCATATATGAATAGTAATTATTTTCATCATTTTACATCATTCAATGTGGCAATAATGAATTGTATATACAGACTGAAAGATTATCCGTATAGACATAATCATTCTTGTTTAACTCTTAATGAAGAATCAGAGTTTGCTAAGAATAACTCAGAATTATTGTCTAAATGGATTTGTTTTTTTGATTCATACTTCATTTATATGTTATTAGTTGCTAGTAATACAGACCAAATTATCAAAGAAAGATACTCTAAAGACATGATTACAACAGAAACATTAGGTTCAACAGTTGTATCATTACTACTTGACGATTTCTTTTATGAATATTTTAAATCACATATCGATGAGAATAATATTAAGTATTGGAAAACAATGTATGAGAATAAGTTATATGACAACAAATCATTCAATTTCATTATGCTTAATCCATCAAACTGGATATTTAAAATATTACATGATACTGCTACTAATAAAGATTGGAATGAATATTTAGCTAAACACCTTCAATAATCCTTGAGAAGATGATGTTGAACCATTAGAAACAACTTGACCAATTACTGATGAAGGGTCGTCCATCATCTTCAAAAGATATTTTCCCTTATCGTTAGAAGATTTATATGAGTCAACAGTATCTTCTAATGATTTAACGATATTTACTTCATCACCATATCCAAGTTTTCTTAATGTATCTAATGATTGAGATTTAATTTTTTCCCAACGTTCTTCTTTAGGAGTATCTAAAATACCTTTAATAAAAGATACAGCTGTATCAATTTGCATTGATGTTCCATCTTTATAACGTGTGTTTAAAAATGTTGCCATCTCTTTAGTGATATTTGAATTAATCATTGATTTCATATAAGATTTATTTTCTTTCCATTCTTCAACATTAAATGGTTCTGTACCAATCAAATCATTAGTAAAACCTTCATATTTAAAAGACATATTAATTTCATTAGCATTAAATGAACCTTGTTTATTAGAACCAAAAGATATTGAATCAAATGTAGGATTCTCATAAGTATAAACCATCATTTTATCCATATAATATTCAATGACTGATATTTTATCAATCAATCTAAAGTTAGAATCAAGGTCAAATCCCCAATCATCTAAACCTCTATCAAATTTTCTTGTTACTATTTGTTTTTGATAGTTATTATGAGACTTACAAAAGAAATTATTATTGATGATTTTCAAATATTGAAAGAAAAATTGCTCAACAGGATTTTCTTTAACATCCCAAAATGTTATTTTAACAGGGCTATAATTAATTTTTTGATAAGCTAGTCTCTTGCGATTATATTCATTATATTCTTGAACATCAAAAGAAATAGTAGGTTTATCAATACTTTTAACTAACTTTGATAATTCAAATGAAAGTTGATTCAGTAAATATTTGTCAGAAATATAATCACCATAACTTGTAGCATTAACTGTATTAGGTATATTTACCATACCAGTTTGATTATCATTTTTATTACTTGAAAATATATTAGTGAACTTTTTTCCAAATAATGTCAATGAATCACTTATTTGACTTGAAAATTGTGTTATATAATCATTCAATTTTGTCTTCATATTTGAAGCAAGATTAGCATTAGCTGAACTTGTATATGTTGTATCAGAAGCACTAGCATTAGTTAAAAATTGAACCAATGATTTTTTCTTATTGAGAATAGCTTGTGCTTTAGGATTTAATGAAAAATAAACAAAAAATAAAGTTTCAACTTTTGGTAAATTTGGAATACCAGCTGTTGTTTGGAATCTTTTTTGACCAGTTGTCATTAAATACTCTGGTATAAAATTTGTTCCATATTGAGTTCCGGCATAACCATTTTCATCTGATATTGTTCTACCAATATCAGAATCATAAAATTTATTGGTAATATCAGAACCCATCTTTTTTAAGTTATCAAGTATGCTCATTTATTAAAATCCTTAATTAGCCTTATAAATATTTATACCAAATCATCAAGGATAAAAATTATGGGTAAGAAGAAACTAAATGAGGAATTTAATGTTCTTAGTGATGAAGAAATAAAACAATGTAATGATATTCAATCAGCTCTTGAATTAATAAATTCAGAAAACATTATAACAGAAGTTGAGCCATTAGAAGCAAAAAAATTCATTGTTGCTAAGAATGATGAATTGAAAGATTTGACAAAATTAACTTTAGAAGAAAAAGAAGATTCTGAATTAGATGAAATTGCTAATCAAGCTGACCAAGCATTTTTTGATTTAATGGATATAGCAGTTAATACACAAGGTAAGGCTTGCGGAGATATTGCTTCTGCTGCGAATAGTTTCTTAAAGATTAAACTTGATTCAAAACTAGCTAAAATGGATGCTAAAATCAAAAAGATGAATATTGAAATACAAAAGCAAAAATTAGAAGCATCAAAGAAAATCTCTGATGCTCCATCTAATTATCCAGAAGATGATGGTATTGTAATTATTGACCCAAGGTAAATTCATCAGATTCTTGTTCTTGAGAATTTTCTGATTCTTGATTCAAATCCATATTTTCCATCTCTTCTTCTGTAATTTCATTTCCATCATCATCATAGAAGATGTTATGAAATTCTTCATTTACTTGTTCATTAAATGTCGCATTATAACCATTTGCTTGCATCATAATAGACTTCAATTTTCTTTGATACTTTTCAGAATTTAAAGTTGCTGTAAATTTATTTGATGCAATTTGAGTAAGATAAGAAAACGCATTATTAGATTCAGATTCTTCAAATTTTAAAGCAACATCACATAAATGCATTAAAGCAAATCCCTTCATATCATCAAGATAAGTATAACCTGACCAATTACCAGATTTAGCATACTGGTCAACTAGCATAATAATCATATGAACCAAACCATCACTTAAATGTCCTTGTGATACATCAAAATGACCAGTTTTTATCGTTTTTCCCTTCCAATGACTTCTTAATACTTCTTTAGCATCTTTAATAATCATTTTGGAGAATTCTTCCGACAATTCTTTAATTTGATTGGTTGTAGATTCAATAGCTTGTGTTATTTCATCTCGTTTTAATTTATATGGAATTTGTTTTTCTTTATTTAATTTGTTCAACCTTATATAACGATTACATTCTTTCTTATCGTTAATAAGGTTAGAAATAGTACCATTCAAAGTATCTATTTTATCAAAATTAGTCTCTATCTTTGAATATACCTTTTCAAAATCAACTTTCTTTATAAGGAAGTGTTTAAATGGCTTCATTCTCAATTCTTGAAGATTAACTTTACCATTTTTACAATATGATAAAACATGCTCAGAGGTAATTACTCTAACAATGACATAATCCCTTTCTGGATGTTTTGTAAAGAAATCCTTAAGTAAATTAGGAGTTATAAGCAAATAATCCTTACAAATGATGTCATAATTACCATATTCAGGCTTTTCATAACAACAATAAGTAAGTTTTGACTTATGTATTTCTTCTAATAAATTGGAGTTCTTTAAAAAATAACGTTTCTCATTATATTTCATTTCCATCCTTTATAATAATATAGAATTATTATATCACAATTTTAGGAAAAATGAAATATTAAAATAACAATGACCACACTAAATTTGATGTTTGTTTATAATAACCTTTGATGTCTTTCCAACGTGTTCCATCACAAACTTGTAAACATCCTCTATCATCATTATAACGAATAGCTCCCTTATATTCATTACGAATTGATATATCAATGTTCTTATTATCTAATTCTCTTAAGTATGTTCCATTACCAATTTTTACAGCACCATCGGTTTGAATTGTCAACATTGAATTATCATTTGTGGAAATAGTTCCTTCAGTATGATTTATATTAATACTTGTCATATTAAGCCTTTACAATCTCAATATCTAATTCCCAACTAATTGATGGAGTTGTTGTTACATCAGTTCCTCTAAATGATTGACCAGTTGTATAAATCCATAACTCATTATTTTCAATTACTGGGATAATTGTCCAATCTTTTGCTACCCCAGATGTTTCAGCGATTTTTTCAACATTATAATCACCAATAAAGCGTAAAGCATAATAATCACTTCCAGCATCATATGAATTTATTAACATACGAACAATCCAAGCGGCTGTTTCTGGAACAGAAGGTCTTCCATCTTCTGATTTAATAACATTTTCTTTAGCTACAGCTTTAATTGTTATAAGATTACTAGTATCATTATCTATTGAAACTTTATAACTATTAATAGGTGTAATAGCACTTGTTTCTAAAATTGCTGTATCAGTTTGTTTACCATAATAGTTAGATGGACCAATAGCAATCCATTTATCTGCTGAATCATCATATATGTATAATTTTTTCTCTTCTTTATTATAGTACAAATCTCCAGCTGCTGGATATGATATAGCATTAAAATTAATGGTCATCATTTTAGTCCAAGTAGGTTCGCCTTCATCATTTGTGCAAACATACAAACAACCTTCATTATTATTATACCATAACATACCTTTTAAAGGATTATCTGGGCGAACATCATTAGCAAAATTCTCAGCTAAGTGAACAAAGTTATTAGATTGATATGTACCATAATCAGGTATCAATTTACCAATCATTACTAAACCAGAACCATTTAATTCATTTGTTTCTTGATTTATTTCAGAATAAATTATTGAATCAGTTGTATTTTCTGGTAATCCACCTTCATAAAGAGGGTCTCCATTTGTTCTTCTAATATCATAACTCATATTGTCAATCCTTTAAGTCTAATAATATTTATGACTAATTGCCTATTCTAATATTGTTATTAGTAATTTTACTAATGATTGTAATGTCATCCAATGAAGCACTTGATAACAATATTTCATCTTCATCACAAGATATTTCAAATAAGTTACCAAACTTATTATTACTGTATTGTGGAACAATAACAATAGTTCCGATGTTTGAACCCAATACCTCATGAATATATGTTGACAATTGTGTAAAGAAGAATTTTTCTCCGGCTTCCATAGAAGCAAAATATGTATCAATTGCTTCAACAATTCTTTGCTTAATTTCATTATCACTAAGTGTTGAAGAATCTGATTTAATTACACTAAATTTAGCTCTATATTCACTTCCTGATTCATTACCAAACAATAATTTATATTTAATTGGATGCCATACAATACTATCAGAAACCATTTTATATTTCTCTATTTCAGAGAACATTGATTTCATTTCATAAGCAGAAGGAAGTTTAGGAAATGTTCCTTTCTTACCATTTAACAACCAATTTTGAACAGCAGTATAATAAGTATTTGTTAAAGCGTATATATCAATAATATTAGTTGGACAAGGGTCAATAATATAATTCATTGAAGCATAATGTTGCCAAATAAATTTCAAATTAGCAATACCGTCTCTTGTATAATATTCACTTGAATCAAAGATGTGAGTTGATTTATCATTAGCATCCCAAGACATTAATATATCTTCATCTGATGGTTCAAGACCAATATATCCTTCATCAACAACATCAATATTTTTACCATTTAATTTAGCTATTGTTCCTTCTAAAAATGTTACAGGGTTTACCTGAGATGCTTGAATATAATAACCTGTTGATGTTTTTACTCTCTTAGTTACAACAACATCCTTTGGTAAAACAGTTCCAGCAGGATAAATCGTACAAGCCTTTTTACAATGATATATGCCAGATTTTGTTGTATAACAACTATTTTCATCCCACATAGAATCTACTTCTTTAACACTACCATTAAATGTTGCCATATCAGATGAATCATCTGTAAAGAAATATAAAGGTTGAGTATTGCTTCCTACCATTTCTTTATATTGAACAGGATTATCAACGGAAGCATTTTTATCTGAATCATAACCATAAACTTTTACTTCTCTAGGGTCAACATATCCATCAGCATAAGTAATAATTTCAGATGGTTTCCAATAATAGTCTTCTTTAAATAATGTTCCATCATCTCTACTATTTAATTGTAATACCTTAATATAATCTCTTGTATAAAAACCATCAGTGTTATTAAGTTTTTCATCCATATTGAAGAAGAATGAAACTTTTCCAGCTGAACCAAATACATAATCAACTTGTCTAGCATTGAAATTCCAAGTATTTGGAGAATTATAAGTAACTTTTACAACCCAGTCTGTTGTTTCAAATTCTTTATCTTCAGGTGTTAAATCTTCAGCATCAATAACTCTCCAAGAAGAATTTGAAGCATTGTAAGCAATACCAAATGTCTGTTTATTTTCAATTTTATTTTTAATGGTTGTATTGACACTAGAATTAAATGATGTCTTTAATGGGTAATAACCATTCTTTAATTCCCAAGTATAAGCACCAGTAATTCTATCATAACCATCTTCTAAAACATCATCAATACAAATTTGATAATCAAGTTGACTACTTTCAGAAGTTAATTCCATTGATTTAATTTTAACCCATACATCACCTTTTTCTCCAGAAAATTTCAAGAATGAACCAGCTGATAAGCGAAGAGTATCAGTTAAATATGAATAAGGAACTGTATTATTGTTTGTTGCAACAAATTTACCATAAGAAACATTATTACCAGTCTCTGATGTTTCAAACCATTTCATATACATTGATGAACCATCTGTTGAAGTATATTTAATAGTTCTTGGTTCCCAATTCTTATAATAAAAGTTCTCAAACTTAGGAGAATTGATTAATGGAAGAATATAATTATCAATGATTGTTTGAGCATTTGTTACTCCGTCATCAACAACATCATTATTGTACATAATGTTGTCTTGATAAATGTAACCATCTTCTGCTAACATATTTAAATCTTGATATGTTCCAGTTGGGTCATTAAATTTAATATAACGAGAGTTACCGGCATATGTTCTTTCAATAGCTTTTACAATTCTAATTTGTTGACCTAATGATTTAGGGAAGTAATTATAATCTTGCCCAGTAACCATACGATTTTGTGTTGAATATACTTGAGGGCTTCTTGTTCTGATATATTCCATAGACTCTTGCATCACTGATTGACGAATATGTGATATATCTTGAACTGAAAATGTCAATGTTAAATAATATACATTATCATCTGTGGTATTATTTGATTTATAAGGAATACGAATAGAAACATTCTTAATATCAGCAGGTTTAATATAAAGATTAGCATTACCTTGTGATACACGATACCAAAATCTAAATATACCAACAGGAATTGTTCCAAATTTACCATCAGAGAATCTAATAATAACAGTATCATTTTCTCTTGTTTCTGCTTTATAAATTGTTCTAATAGTAGTGTCAGTATTATTATAAACTAAATATTCATCATTAGCAATCTTTGTCCAATTTGTTTTTGTTAATCCTGTATCACCATCTACTTCTTGAACCCAAATGTCATATTCATTAATATTTGATGTCGTAATCTCATAAGAATTATTCTCAATCTTTTGGTCAAAATTAGTATATTCGGATTTCAATGAACCTTGTTTCCAATAAACAAAGAAACCAGTATTTTTAGAAGCATTTCCAGTACCATCATTTCTATAAAGAATATGAAATGCTTGTTCAGGCATTGGATTTCTTTCATAAATTACTTTCAACTCAGAATTAATATCAGCATTAACTACTTCAAATTGTTGTGTTGAACCATTTACAGGAGCTGTAAACGAATAAGTAGCGTTATTATTAACTGTATTATTTAACTCATAAACTTGTGTTGTAATACCATCAACAAGTTCTTTTTTCAAAGGTTTTCCATAAGGATTTGTTGAAACAAAACTTGCATTCATTACTGTTAAAAATTGTTCAAGCCAATTTTTATTAGATGAATCATTCCATACGATAGGAACATCTTTTAATAAGTTTCCTGAAGTATCATAAACTGTTTGAGAAGTTTGAATTTGTGTTAATTTAGCAATACCCAAAGCACAAATATTTCTCTTTGGAGAATATGAAAGCATTTTGGCGAAGTTTAATAATGATTGTCTTCTCTCGGTTGTTGAAGGAAATACATCATGAGCGTTTAAATCAACACGATAATGTAATGTTTCACCAAGATATGATAAACCATTAGCGAACATACCAACTTCAGAGGATTCTGCCCAGTCATTATAATTTTCAGGGTTTTGAAGAACAATATATCTTCTTATCGCATTTTTTAAAGTATCAAAATCACCAGCAACAAAATTTATAACTGATTTATACTTATCATAAGCATCTGTCCAAGATTCAGCATAATTATTAATAGCCATATTAAATATCCTTCATATTCATATAATGATATTTATTGACATTTACGGATAACAAAAAGGACTCTCAAATGAGAGTCCTTTTTAATAACACCCTTTTATAATTACTTACCTTGTTTAGCTGCAGTTAAAAGTTTATTTGCTCTTTCGTAACCACAACCTTCTTTGATTAATTTTGTGATATAACGTCTATCCAAACTTAACCAATCTTTAACATCTTTCTTAGCATACATTGATTTTGCTGTTTCATAAATTTGTTTAACCTTATCTGTTTTAACAGCTGCTTCTAATGTTAATTTGAATCCTTCAGAAGCATCTTTTGAGAAAGGTGTTGTATCAACTTCATGATATTCAGGAGATAAATCTTCATTCTTTTCAGCTTCTTTATTAGCATAAAGTGTTTTTTGGTCAACAGGAGTAGGTAATGTTGATTCAGCTTCTTCTAATTGAACACCTGCTAATCTTAATGCTTCAGCAATTTCATTATCAAAATCATCTGAATAACCAGCATTAATCTCATCATTAACTGTTCCCTCTTCAATTTGTTCTTCATCTTCAGGAATTTCTCCATCCCAAGCAGAACCATCAGATTCCCAAATATCTTTAACAGTATCATAATCCATAAATGTTGCTTCAGAATATGCTTTTAATGCTTGTCTTCCAGATAATCCATAATTATTGATAATGTAATCAATTGAATTAATGATTTTTTCATCATCTGGTTCTTGACCATCATCAATTTCATCACGACCTTGATTATAAACTTGTGGGTCATTAGCAATCTTATCAATAATTGATTGGTCAACATTATCACTTGATGGAATCATTTCTTCTGCTTCATCTAATTGAACACCTGCTAATCTTAATGCTTCAGCAATTTCATCATCAAATGAAGTGTTAGATTCATCTAAATCTTCTTTATCACATTCGCATTCTTCTTTACCACATTTAGGACAACATTTTTTTCCTTCTGTGATTTCTTCAGCATATTTTTCTTGAGAACCTTCTCCAGCATCTTCAATATCTTCACTTGCTGGAATTGTTTCTTTTTCTTCATCTAATTGAGCTGCTTCCATAGCTTCTTTAATTAAAGCATCATAATCAAATGATTCAAACATACCATCATCCATCATATCATCCATAGACATATCTTCGATAGGTTCTTCAGAAATACCTTCTTCAGATGGCTCATTGATAATATCTTCAGCTTCGTCTTGAATTTCTTCTGTTGAATCAGCTGGGGCATCTTCTAATTCATTTTCCATTGAATTTTCTTCTGAAGGTTCTTCAAAACCAGCATCTTCTAATGAATCGGTTGGAATTACTGCTGTGTCCATTTCAGGATTTGCGTAAGCATTAGCATCAGTATCTAAAGAAATTTCTTCTCCGTCTGGTAATTCTTCATCAAATTCAACATCATCAACTATTTCTGGTTCATCATTCATTGGTAATGATTCATCAGGTAACGTTGAATCCATTGGCATATCCATACTTGGCAAAGGATTATCCATATCCATTGGTAATCCATCTGTCATATCCATTGGTTCTGGAGCCAATGGTTCTGAACCTAATGCTGAACCATTATTTTGTTCTGCTTGAGCTGCAGATGATAACATTTGAGATAAAGCATTAGCATCAGTTGTTTCTAAACCATTAATAGAAACAGAATATTGTGCTTCGTTTAATTCGTTCATTTTATTCTCCGTAATTACAGGTGTTATTTCATCTTCAGATGCAACAATTTCTTCATTATTGTCCGTATTTCTTAGAACAATAGCATCTTTGTTATTAATATTTATTACTTCGTATTGATTTTGCCCAGAATCTCCTTTAAGAGTAACAAAAGAACCTTCGTTTGCTTTAATATCTTTATATGATGTTTTAACATCAGATTTAACTTCTGGAAAATACTTATCAGTAATATCATAAGGGTTTAATCCAAGATTCTTACAAACTAAACTAATAGCTTGTGGTAATGTTGAACCTTGATTAGTATATTTAGAAACTTCTTGATTCAACATTTTCATAACTTGTTGTCTTTTCAAATCTATAGTGTCATCCATATTGTAAGTAACCTCTCAATCAATATAAAAATATTTATCGTCTAGTATGGATAACCCTTGTTTTTCATAAATATCTATAAACAATGGAGATAAATTATGGTTCAAAATGTTGGCTATTGGTATTTTTCACAAGTAAGAACAATACTTTTACATACTCAAAGATTTTTTTCTAACTTTTACATCTCAAACGGTACAGATGAAAATGGTGAAGAAAAATTACAAAGAGTTCCTTGTGTATTCATGTCAACTGATAAATCAGCTTTGGCAATGATTAATAATAACACTGATACCGTTTTAGAATCTGCACCTAAAATGGTTTTGACTATTGCTGAACTAAAATTAAACAATGAAAAAATGAGTGGTTCTCCTTATTATGAATATGTATCTGATGTTACTGAAAAATATTTTGATGAAGAGACTGGTAATTATGTTTATGAACCTGGTAACTCTTATGAAGTAAAACGTTTGAATCCTTTACCATTAGGTATAGTATTCAAACTTTATATATTAACAACTATGCAAACTCATAAATTTCAATTATTTGAGCAAATAAGAATGTTGTTTTCTCCAGCAGCTGAATTACAAACTTCAGAAAATCCTCTTGACTGGACACGATTAGGAGCATTAGTATTAACAGGTTGTAATTATTCATCTAAAGGTACAACTAATCTTGATTCATCAGCATTGGATGTAATGGATTTAACATTTGAATTAGACACCAATTTAGATGCTCCAGCAATCATTACTCATAATAATCAAATAGAAACCATTATTACAGAAATGGGTGAAGGACATCATGTTGAAGATGTTTTTGGTTGGGGTGAAGGTGATTCAATAAGAGTTTATCATACACCTCGTGAAAATTATATAACAGTTAAAGATAATAATGAAGTAATTTTACAACCAACAGATTTTGCTAAAAACTGGTATCAATTATTTAGAAAATACGGTATAAATTACAACCGTCAAAAGAACAATGTTTATTTACACACACTTATTGATTACGATATAAACAAACAAAAATCAATTTATGGTAATTTAACCATTGATGAAGCAGACCCAACAAAAGCGTATTGGAATTATAATGCAGAATTATTACCAACTGAAAACTTAAAGCCAGTTGATGCTATTATAGACCCACATAATTACAAACCAAATAACAAAGAAGGTGAACGCTATTTATTAGATGAATCAATTCCAAATAATACATCATTATGGGGAGAATTAAGAAATCTTAAAAATGAAACAGTTGACGTAATTAATGCTAATTCAATCATTGAATATATTAATGGTCATTGGACACTTGTTACTGACCCTATTGAAAACCCTGCTGTTTATTATATTCGAGATTTATCAGATGCCAAATATTTATATTCATACAATGAAGATTATAATATTTGGTATGACGTATTAAATCGCAAGTATCGTCAAGGTAATTGGAGAATATCTGCTTTGTAAACCATTAACAATAAATACTTGTATAATGTATCTTAGAGGAAATTACAATGGCTATTGATTTAAAGAAAATTTTAGACACAATGAAGAAGACTTACTCTTTCAAAGTCAAATTAGCTGCTGATGTTAAAGATGAAGATTTAAAAGGTCTTGACACCATATTGAAATTAAAAGGTATGACTTCAAGAACAAAACCAGAAGCATTGCCTTTATCTGCTGCTCCAACTGATTTTGCTAGATTAAAAGGTTTCTTTGGAACAATTTATAAAATGGATATGGAATTTGAATACCCTATTACTCCTAATCAAATTGTTAATGAAATTTCAACTCAACTTGGTTTAGATAGAGCTTTTATTATTGTTAGAACAGCTGAATCTCCATTGGAACAAGCTGATGATAACTATCTTCAATTTAAAGATGAAGATTATGTTCCTATTCTTCTAAATGATAAAAATCTTGACAATATTAATTCAGAGGATTATTATGGCGACAAATACAATGAAGAATTAGTTAAAGCATTACAATCAAAAGAAGCTCAAAAATATCAACAACATTTTGAAGAAGTTGATTTAAATAAACATACGAATACTGGAGATAAGTAATGAGAGTAGGTGACAAATATAGAAATTCAGAAGGAACAGTTTATTATATTACAAGTATTGATGATTACGGTATAACATTAGCAAGTGAAGCAAATAGTGAAGAAATTTCATCTTATGATATTAGAGATTATTTTCATTCAGAAGGCTTAAAATATATCGGTCATGAATCTGATGATTCTAAAATTCCTGGTGAAGTAATTCATAATGATGATGATTTATATGAAAACGAAATTGCTGAAACATTAAGATTAGCTGGTGTTCAATTAAATGAAGATTGGTTTTCAGAACATCAATCAAAAAATGCTAATACTGTAAAAGAATTGATTGAAAAATTACAACAATGTGACCCAAATGCGATTGTAATTGTTAGTGAAAAACCTGGAAGAGGTGGAGCTTCTTGTTATGTTTATCAAGGTTACACAGATAAAAATGGTTTCTATTTAAATGATGAACAAAATAAAGAATATTCAATTCCAGCAGTTGAAATAACTTGCGATTTCTAAAAAGTTAAATGGAAAATATTTGGAGCCAAAAAAATGCAAAAAGAAGAAGTTATTAAAGCAATAGATAAATTGATTGATTTAGAAAAACAAAAACAAAGTATATTATCTAAATATCAAGATGCTATTTTGTCATATGCTGATAATAAACCTTTATCATTAGATTTTGAAGAATGTGATTATATAAGAGATTTATTATTAAAAGCAAAAGAAGAAATCATTAATTATTGGGATGAAGAACACGAAAAATCTGATTTTGATAATGAAATTGCTGAAACATTAAGATTAGCTGGTGTTAAATTAAATGAAGCAGTACAAGTAGGAAGATATAAATACAAAACAGTTAGTGATTTGATGAATGAATTACAAAATTGTGACCCCGAAGCTGTAGTTATTGTTAGTGAAAAATGGGGTAGAGGAGCTGCTCAATTTCATATTAGAACAGGATATACAGACACTAATTATTTAGAGGTCATTGGTTCTCAAGAACCTACCGAAGAATATCCTACAAAAGCAATAGAAATAAGTGCTGCAATGTAAAAATTAAAGCCAAGATTTATTTCTTGGCTTTTTTATTGGTCTTTTTAGTAACCTTTTTCTTTGTATTCTTTTTAGTAACTTTTGTTTCTGTCTTTACTTTAGCTTTTGGTTCAGAACATTTACATTTTTTACCTTCTTGACATCCACATTTACATCCAAAGAGTTTACAAAAAAGTTTTTTCAACCATTTCATTTTACACTCCTTAATATATCATCAGCAGTTTTCAATATTCTATCTACTTCTGCTTGTTCTTCTTTTGTTAAATCGTATCTTATATGAGATACTTTATTTTTATTAAGATTGGATAATGTGTATCCTATCACATATCCAACAAGTAACCATAATATTATAGTTTCCATAATTTATTCCTTACATATTAATACTACGAACTATTGCAACCTTAAGTATATCATTTGTTTCATAACTAAAAATAATTTGATTAGACATAAGATTTATTTTAAGTCCTTCAAGATTATTGTCAATGATTGCTTCGTCTCTCATAAACCTAAATATTCTCAAAAAATTATCAATATTAAAGTATTGTCTACTATCCCAAGTTGTATTACCTCCGTTACCATCTATATATAATCTAACACTATCAACACTCATATTTAAATCACCAAGATAAAAAAAGTTTCCTTTTTCATCATGTTCAATTCTAAAATATTTGTCATTTAACCAAGTTGATAATCTTCTCATATCTTTCATTATTGTTTCGTTTAAATTATTAGTATTACCTTGTTTAATAGGATTTAATCTAAACTTACGCTGATTATAAAGATTTAATAAATCAGGTTGCTGAGATATAAATGAATAGTTTTGTAAATAATGAGTCGCAGATAATCTAGGACTTTTAATATTCATTATTGAAGGATAACCATATTCATCAGTTACAGTTTGTAATTTAAACCCACTATCTTCTGAATTTTCATCCTTACAAATATCAATAACGTAATATAATGATTTCCAACTTCTCAAAGAGAATTCTTTATCGGTATATCCTGTTTTATTATTTCTAACAAACATATAAACATTGTCATCATCAGTTTTACAAGATACACAACAATTACCATCATCAGATGGATAACAAACAACATTTTCAAAATCAAACAAATTTAAAAAGGCACCAGCTTTAACCAAAATTTCTTTGAACATCATAAACACTCCTTAAACAAATTCTAAAAATCCCTCTAAATCACCAACTTGATTCATAGCATTAGCCATTGATAAATCCCAATTCAATACTCCAAATATTGATTCAATTGTTTTTTCAACCACTGATTCTTTCATTGATTGCTCATCAAATGGTAATTCCTTAAACCATTTTGGAAATCTTGTCATATCAACTGGAAAAGCAACACTAGCCATACCAAATTGATTATGAGGATTTAATTTACATACAATAACTTTAGCACCATCTAATATTTTTGGTGTTTTGCTATCTTTATACATATCAATCAACATATTCCAATTAATAGCCGCAATTATTTGACCGACAGCACATGTACCTGTTTTTTTAAATTGTTCAGTATACATTGTCATTTTATTACAAGCCTTTGGTGTACCTTTTTCCCAAGGTTTTAATTTCTTCCAATTTTTTTCACCGAACTCTTTAATAATATCCATTAAATCATCTTTTGAACCTTTTGTCAATAATGATTCAAGCATTTTTTTCAACATTTTTCTAACGAGCATTGGACAATCACTTCTTTGAACTTGTAATCCCATAATCTTTATTTTACCTGGTTTTCCATGAGTATCAACTCTTTCTCCATCTTTATCAAACACCATTAAAGCATATCTCTTTTTAGATACAAATAACCCTTTTGAAGCAACAACCTCTCTACCTGCTGCTTGTAAACTTGCACCCTCATCTGTACAATGAAATGTTTTCTTCATATATTCTGGGAAACCTGCATTAATTTTATCAGCAACTTCGTCAGCAAATTTAACCAAATTATCCTTCGAATAATCAAAATCTGGATGAGATTTTCTAAATGCTTCATTATCCAAAGACATGTAACAAGAATCAGTGTCTCCATAAAACTGTGCTTCACCATTTGCTTCATATTTTCCAATAATTGCTTCGTTAGCACTTGCTGAAAGGTTTTGCCAAACTTTTCTTCCAGATAATGTTGTTGAAGAACCTAATCTAAAATCATAAAATACAGAAGATGCATTTAATAATGCTCCATAAGACGAGTTTAATTGAATCTTTTTAACGTATTGTGCCAAGTCATAAAATGCTTCTTCTTCTTCAAAATGTTTTCTATCAATGCTTTCAATAAAGTTGTCTCTAACGATTAGATGATTATCGTTCATAAACTTAACTATAGCTTCAATATCTTTATTTTTAACCAATGATTTCAACTCTTCTAAATCATATTCGATATTAGAATTCATTTCATATTCAAAATGATATGATGAGAGTTTATCAATCATTTCTTGATTTATTTGAACACCGTCTTTTAAAAGACCGTATTCCCATTTCTTTTTTTTGAATTTTTTACGGTCAGAATACCATCTTGTGAATATTTCATTCAAAAGACCTTTTTTATCTGTTCTAAAAATAGTTCCAGCTGCTGATATTGAAAGATTACTTTCATCATTCCATATCATATCATGAAGCTCTTTAGCAGTTGCTTGAACTTCTTGTCCAGTATCTTCAAATTTAACAGTTAATATATCATCTGTTTCATTTAGTATGTCTTGATATTCAAGAGTACCCCACATATCATCTCCAGCCCAAACTGCTCCCCAATCTGGTTCTTTCGTTGATTTGATTTTATATAATTGTTTTTCCTCAATTTTTCTCCAAAGATGAGGAATTGTTTTAGTCATTTGAACTTGAGCAACAATTGTTTCTGGAGAAAGATTAATTGAACGCATAGTTGTCGGATACAATGAATTCATATCGTATGACATTATATAAGAGCAAAGACCTGTTTTTGGAACTGGTACAAAAGCTCCAGGTGGAACTATTCCTTTATATTCAGAGTTTTTACCATCGATTCTATCTGGAATTACTAAACCCTTATCATGTGCTTCATTAATAATTGCTTGGTCAACCCATCCAACAGTTCCCATCGTTTGTTCTAATGAACATCTAATATCATGTGCTTGGGCATTATGAATATCAATGTATTTCAATTTGTCATCAAGTCTTTTAACAAGCATTGTATCTTGACGGTTATACTTAATAAAATCTTCATAACGATAACGATACATATCTTCTAATGATTCATCATGTTGAACTTTTTGTTCTCCTAATTCTAATTCAGCAATAGAATTCAATGAATATGACTCTTTTTTACCTTGTTCATGCTTAATATACATTTCCATATAGTCAGTAAACCATTTACCATAAACTTCATATACTAAATCTACTGAACCAAACTTATTTTCTCTTTCTTTTAATCGTGGAGGTACATCCCAAGTACAAAGTCTATTAGATTGACCCTTTCCTAAAATATTTTCAATACGTCTAATAATATATGGTGTATCAAATCTTGTAGAATTCCATCCGGCAAATACATCAACATCATCCAATAAAACGATTATTGATTCTAACAATTGATTTTCATTGTCAAATAAGTATGTATTATCAAACTTATTACAAATAGTTTGAGCTTCTTCTTTTGTTAATGTTTCTGGCTTAAGCATAAATGTAAATAATTGGTCAATCCAATTCAAATAAATTGAAATAGCATTTATTGGACAACATGCTTTATCTATAAGCTGTTTAACTGTTAAATATTCATATCCTGCTCTATCTACTTCAATATCGACAAACGCTTTATGTAAGTCTGGAGATTCTCCTTGCTTAAAATGTTTATATAAGACCTTATTAGGTATGTTAAAATTCATCTCATATGTTTTAATAAGATTTCTTTCACATTCATCTCTATGAGCTTTTAACACAGAGAAATTAGGCAATGTATATTTCTTTAATCTTGCTCCATCATATCCTGTATAATATCCATTGGAATCTTGAACATAATACTCAAATATTAAAGGGAAATCTTCAAATATTCTCTTACCATTAATTCTTTCAGAAACTTTCAATACACCATTTTTTGAATCTTGATAATATCCAATATACATATACTAATCCTCTTTCACAAAAGAGCCACCATCTAATGTTATTTCTTCATCATTAACATCATCATCTTTAGCAAGTTTTATCTTATCATACGCTGATGAAAAATATTCCGTAAGAACATTCTCCAAAGCAGTATGTAAATCATTCATCTCATTTTGAGGAAATTTAATCTCTTTGAATCCTGATTTGATTGCATGAGTCAGTTTCTGTTGAACATTCTTCAATATATCTTTTGTGTCCATATTTTTCTCCAAAAAAATAGTCCTATTATTTAGGACTATTTTAACACGATTTATATTTTTTGTCAATATAATTATTCATATGTTGGATAAATTGGATGAATTTTACACCAAAGTTTTACCCATTCTTTTGCTGTATCAAAAAATTCATCGGGAATACCACCATGATTTCTTAAATGATGAATTGCTTGACAAATCATTAAAGCAATATTATGAGCATCATGAATTTCAGCCCCTCTTGTCGTAATAGCTGCTGTACCAATTCTTACACCAGAGGTTTCCATTTTTGATTTTGGGTCATTCTGAACAGCATTTTTATTGACAATGATACCAATCTTTTCAAGGACTTTTTCCAAATCTGCTCCTGAAAAAGGTTCTTCACGAAGGTCTAAAAGTATTAAGTGATTATCAGAACCCCCTGAAATCATTTTAACTTGATTATCATTAAATACTTCAACCATTGCTTGAACATTTTCTAATACTCGTTCTTGATATTTCTTAAATTCTGGTTGTAATGCTTCATCAAAACCAATTGCTTTACCAGCAATCATATTCATTAAAGGACCACCTTGAAGTCTTGGGAAAATTGCTTTATCAATCTTCTTACCTAATTCTTCATTATTTGAAAGAATTAAACCACCTCGACCTGAACGAAGTGTTTTTTGAACCGTTGATGTAACAACATCAGCATAAGGTAATGGTGATGGATGAACACCAA